AGAGCATCGTACCAGAGGTTATGAAGACATCGTTAAATACAATTTCTTCAATGACAAAATATATGGTTCTTATGAACCCATTCATGATATGATGAGGTTCCTCAATGCTTCTGCAAAGAGAACTGAAACAGGTAAAAGAATTTTAATGCTTGTTGGTCCTGTTGCATCTGGTAAAAGCACTATTGCTTACTGGATGAAAAGAGGACTTGAATTATTCGATATTCCTGCATATAAAATAAAAGGTTGTCCCATGCATGAAGATCCTTTACATCTTATTCCTGGATGGGATAGACCAATGTGGCAAGAAGAACTTGGTGTAAAGATTGAAGGTAATCTTTGCCCTGTATGTCAATATCGTCTTGATAATGACTATACTGACGAAGATGGTTCAATAAAATGGGAAGACATGCAAGTTGAAACTATGGTATTTTCCGAACAAAGAAGAACTGGTATCGGTACTTTTCAACCATCTGACCCAAAATCACAAGATATATCAGAACTAATTGGTTCTGTTAACATGGCAAAACTTGCAAGACATGGTGAATCACATCCAAAAGCATATCAATTTGATGGTGAATTGCAAGTAGCTAACCGTGGTTTGGTTGAATATATCGAAATCTTAAAAGCTGATATCAAATTTCACTTTGTCCTTATTACTGTTGCTCAAGAGCAGGTAATCAAGGCACCTAGATTTCCTCAGATATATATAGATACTCTACTCCTTTCACATACTAACCAAACTGAATTTGATAAATTCAGAGGGAAGCAGGAGAATGAAGCACTCCATGATAGAATGTATGTTGTAAAGGTTCCTTACAATGTAAGGGTAGATGATGAAATTAAGATTTACCAAAAGATGATTGCAGAGTCAGACTTTGCCAATGTGCATATTGCTCCTAATACATTAAAGGTAGCAGCACAATGGGCAGTTCTATCAAGACTTGTACAATCTGCCAAGGTAGACAATCTCGTAAAGAAGATGAAAATCTACAATGATGAAATTGTAGATGATTTCAAAAAAGAAGAGTTTGATGTTAAGGCTCTTAGAGAAGAGGGTAGATCACAGGGAGAAGGTATGTCTGGTATCTCTCCACGTTTTGTTATCAATGCTCTCAATGTTGCCCTTGGTGCAAGAGAAGAAAGAAATTGTATCAATCCTATTGATGCAATAAGAGCACTAAGAGATCACTTCTCACATCATGTGGGAATTTCAGATGAAGATCAATCACGTTTCGAAGGAATGTTAATTGGTGAGAAAGACAGTGTAAGTTCTGAGTACAAAGAGATTGCAAAAAGGGAAGTCAATGTTGCATTCCTCCATGCTTATGAAGAGCAAGCAAATACATTATTCGATAACTACATGAGAAATGTTGAAGCCTTTTGTTTAAAGCAAAAGGTGCATGACAGTATCACAGGTGAATATACTGATCCTGATGAAAAGTTAATGAGGTCTATTGAAGAACTAATTAACATTCCGGTCAATTCCAAAGCTGAGTTCCGAAATGGCATCTTTGTACACAAATCTTCTGCTCAAGATAGGGGAGAGAAGTTTACCTTCAAATCTTATCCTTCTCTAAAAGAAGCTATTGAGAAGAAGTTAATGTCTGACCTCAAGAATGTTGTAAGCCTAACTCTGGCAGATCCTTCTAAGACTGACAAGAAAACAAAGAGAAGAAGAGTTGAAGCTATTGATAGGTTACTAGAAAATGGTTATTGTGATCATTGTGCAAATAACCTGCTTGCATTCGTAGGTGAAATCCTAAGAAGAGAAGGCTAATTCTCAACTAGTTAAGTTAGGTTGAGTTAGGTATCAAGGAGATAACAAATGGCAATTATTGTCCATGACGATTGGAGTCTATCCGAAAAGGGTAGAAAGGATGCCGAAAGACATAGACAAAAGATAGATAAGGCAATTAGAGAGAATGTAAGAGATGCTATTGCTGATTCCTCTATTATCACTAAAAGAGGGGAAAAAATAGTTCGTATTCCTGTTAAGGGTTTACGTGACTATAGATTTATCTATGGTATCGGTAAAGGTGGTGGTGGTGCTGGTCAAGGTCCAGCAAAACCTGGAGATGTCATTGATCAAAAACGTAAGCAGCAAAAGCAAGATGGGAAAAAAGCTGGAAACAGACCAGGAATAGATTTCATGGAAACTGAAGTTGATATTGATTATCTTCTTCAGATAATGTTTGAGGATCTTGGTCTACCATGGATTGAAGAAAAGACAAAAGCACAACAATTGATTCCTAAAGGATGGAAATTCGAATCAATTACAAAGAAAGGTGCTTTCTCAAGAATCCATAAGCTTAGAACCCTAAAAGAAGCTATAGCAAGAACAAATATCTTTGTTAAAGATATTATAGAAGAAACCGGATGTACTGAAGAAACAGCATATGCTGGTCTAGAGCAAGCTGAAGGTGATCTTGAAATAGCAATTCATCTAATCAAAACTAACACTCTGGTTGATATTCCACCAACTGGTGGTGTTTATTTTGAAGACGATGATCTAAGGTATAAGCAGATAGAAGAAGATGTAGAGATTCATAGCAATGCTGTAGTCTTTGCAATGATGGATTCCTCTGGATCAATGACACAAAATAAAAAGTATCTAGCCAGATCTATGCTCTTCTGGTTAACAGAATTTCTAAAGAAGAAATATGAGTTTGTTGAAATTGTCTTCATCATTCATACCACACATGCTGAACGTGTTGATGAAGATCACTTCTTCTATAAGGGTGAAAGTGGTGGAACTTTTTGTTATACTGCTTTTGAAAAGGTTAACTATCTAATAGAAACAGAATTTCCTGTTGATGAATGGAACATCTATTCTGTTTATATCAGTGATGGTGAAGACTTTGATCCTGATAGAACCATGGAAGAAGTTGATATAATGTTAAGAAAAAATATCAATATGTTGGCATATACTGAAATCAATTTGGATGAAAATCTAGAAGATTATGGTCCATTCGGTGCTATGCAGCTTGCATCAGCAATTGGTTATCAAGGTGGTTTAATGAATTATTTTAAGAAGAAATTCAATTTTTCTGAAACAAAAGAAGAAGGAACAGTCTTCTATAAAGATCCAAATAAAAGAGTTCTTGCATGTATAATCAAAAACAAGAACCATGTTTATCCTGCACTCAAGCACATGTTATTCGAAAGGGCTAGTACATGAAAAAACAAGAGCTACAGAAATTAGTAAAGGTAGAGAAAGTTATAGAGAAGTTTGTCACTGACGAACTTAAACTGACATACCTGCCAATTGAATTTGATGTTGTGCCTGATATGAAGATGCTTGAGATCATGGCATATAGAAGTCCTCAACAAATTTCCAACTGGAAGTATGGAAGAGACTATGAGAGATTAAGAACCATCCATGAAAAAATAGGTAGAGGTCTTCCATATGAAGTTGTTGTTCATGGAAATCCTGCAAGAGCATATCTAATGAACTCTAATACCTTCCCTGTTCATTGTACAGTCATGGCACATGTCTTTGGTCATGTCACTTTCTTCACCATGAACAAATGGTTTAAGGAAATGAGAGTGGATTTTTTAGATGTCATGAGTGAAGCCAAGAGAAGATTCCTGGATTATGAAAGACGTTTTGGTGTTAGGGAAGTGGAAAAAATTGTAGATGCTGGTCACTCAATACAGTATCATAGTAGTCCATTTGATAATGAAACTGAAGATGAAAAGAGAGAAAGAATATATCATCAAAAAAGAATGCAAAGGTCTTTTGAAAGAAAATCAGAGTTCAGGGACTTTCCTCTAGATTCTCCAGACAAACCAAAGAAGCTAGAAATAGCTGATATAGAAATCTACAATGAAAGACTTAAACGACAATTAAGATTAAAAAATCCTGTTGAACCAACTGAAGACATTCTTAGATGGATTATTGATAACTCCAGGATACTAGAAAATTGGCAGAAAGATATTTTAGAAGTATTGAGAGAAGAGGGAAGATTTCTCTGGCCAATAATAAGAACTCAGTTCATGAATGAGGGATGGGCAACTATTATTCATGAGAAGATAATGAAAATGCTTTTCGACAAAGGCATCCTCTCAACAGCAGATCATGCTTCATTCAATGATAGTAATGCAAGAATCAAAGCAGAAAATCCCACTCAACTTAATCCTTATCTTGTTGGCTCAACCATGTTCTATGATATAGAAGAAAGATGGAACAAAGGAAGATATGGATATGAATGGGAAGATTGTAAAAGCATCAAAGAGAAAGAAAATTGGGATACCAAAGAAATGAAGGGATGGGATAAGTGCCTAGAAGTAATGCAATCATATATGGACTGGTTCTTTTTCCAAGACTTCTTCACTGTAGAAATGATTGACAAACTTAACCTCTATCTATGGGGATTGATGGAAACAATGACAACTGTTGATCTTGTAAGAACAGATCATGATCCCAAAGAAATAAGAGAAGCAATTATAAATAGCTTTGCTCATAGCAGAGTCCCTAAGATAGAAGTAGTTGATGGCAATTTCAGAAATGGCACTCTATTTGTTCATAGACACACTGGCTTAGATCTGGATATGAAATATACAACAGAAACAATGAAGCACATATATAATCTAACTGAACGTGATGTTTATTTAGATACTATTCTAAGAAATGAAGCAAAACTTTTAGTTGTCTTTTTAAAAGGAGATGAAGTCCAATTACAAATTCTTGAAAAAATGCAGAAGAAAGGGAATCCAACACAAGCAGCAAAAACACCCCAAAGAAGACCATAATTTTTAAATATTGCCCTCCTACATATAAATATAGATGAAGAGTTATGTAGGAGGGTTTTGTTTGGCAATCAGATATGACAGTTTTGTAAAGAGACCTTTCGAAGAACATGAGTTCGAAGATTGGCAGATCCTTGCACTACAAAACTGCATGAAAGATATCAATGAATTTCTTCCCTATGTAAAGATTGTCCATCCTGACCGTGGGGAGATTGTCTTTGATCCTTATGTCTATCAAAAAGTCCTCCTGAAAAAATTCCAAAAAAACAGATTCAATATAGGTTTATTAGCTAGACAGTCTGGAAAAACAACTGCTGTTGGTGTCTATGCATTATGGTATGCTATCTTTAATCCAGATAAAGTAATTGGTATTGTTTCAAATAAAGAAAGCAGTGCAAAGATGATTCTTAACAGGCTAAAAAAGATGTATGAGAGATTACCTACTTGGTTAAAGCCTGGAGTTAAAGAATATCAAAAAACTGGTGTTACTTTTGATAATGAAACTCAAATCATGATATCGGCAACAACAGAAGATGCTTTTCGTGGCCAAACCATGAACCTCCTGATCTGTGATGAGTTTGCATTCGTTCCTAAAAATATGGCAAAAGATTTCTGGGCAGCAAACTATCCAACTATATCAGCATCAAAACAATCAAAAGTAATTGTTATCTCCACTCCTAATGGTATGCATAACCTCTTCCATAAACTCTGGGTAAAAGCAGAAAGAGGGGATAATGAATTTAAAACCACCAAGGTCAACTGGAGACAAGTTCCTGGCAGAGATGAGAAGTGGGCAGAACAAGAGCTTAAGAACCTTGGCAGTAAGCAGAGATTCAATCAGGAACATGAGGTTGAATTTCTTGGATCTGCAAGCACTGTTATTGATCCTGATGTTCTGGAGATCATAGTGGAGAGGTTCCAAGATCCTCTTATAGAAGATCTTAATGGTCACCTTTACATTTATGAAAAGCCAAAAGAAGGATCTTCATATATCCTTGGTGTTGATACCGGAAAGGGAACTGGAGAACACTATTCAGCAGTACAAATTCTTGAACTAGTAACTCTCAGTCCTGTTAAGATGAGACAAGTTGCAGTTTATTGGAATAATATGATAGATGTCTATAAGTTCTCTGAACTTGTCAATAGACTATCATACTATTACAATAATGCATATACAATGGTTGAAAATAATGCAGAAGGTGCAGTTGTTGTTAATAGACTGTGGTGGGAATATGAAAACGAAAATCTAGTTAATACTGGATCTAAAACAAAGGATCTTGGTATTAGGGCTACAAAATCTACCAAACCCATGGCAGTTCTTTTAATGAAAAGACTTATTGAAGATGGTAGTCTAGATATAGTTGATGAAGAAACATTAGATCAGTTAACTTCCTTTGTTGAAGAAAATGGAAAATTCTTTGGAAAGGAAATGTCTGATGATCTCATTTCTGCATTGTATTGGGCAGTCTTTGTCCTTGAGATGAACATTTTCGAAGAAGAATATACATTGAATGAGGATGGATCTGTAAAGCAACAAGAAAATAAAGAAGAGAAAGATGATGTTTGGGGCATTCTAACCGATATAGACACAGAAGTAGAAGACTGGAGTTGGTTAGATGATTCAAAGGTAATGTTTGGAGGATAATTTAAATGGCTATAACCAAAGACGAACTAGTAGAAAGAATAAAAAGACGTTTGGGGCATCCTGTAGTTAAAGTAGAGCTAGATGATGCAACTGTTATTGATCATATTAATTACACTGTGCAGAAATGGAAAAAGTGGGCAGTAGGTGCTGCAACAACTGAAAAATACTTCACACTTCCTCTTTCTGCTGGCCAAACAATGTATGATTTACCAGACGATGTTGTAGAAGTTATTAATTATTCTACTGAACAAGCAGGTAGTATTAACACTCTTTTTACTATAGAAAACTATTTATATAACCAAGGATTGTATGATTTTATTACACATACACAGGGAGAATACTCTATTTTATCATACCATATTGCAAGAAACTTCCTGGAAGACCTACGAAAATATATACCTGATGCATATAATTTTAGATACCATAGATATACAAATCAAATAGAAATAAATCCACCACCACCATCTGGTGGTACTATGACTATCCAGGGAACTAACTGGAACTCCCCTGGAATTATTTTAGTACGTGCATATGTTCTTGAATCTGATGTTGCTAGAAATCTATATGATGAAGTCTGGGTATATGACTATGCAACTGCACTATCTAAAAAGACATTAGGATTGATAAGAAGAAAATTTGAAGGATTCACATCTATAGGTAATGTAGGAATAACTATGGATGGATCTTCACTAATTAGTGAAGCTGATACTGAAATAGAAAGGCTAGAAGAACAACTAAGACTTGAAGAACCTTTTGATGGATATGGAATTGAATTGTGGTAAATGTGGTAAAGAAGATGAATATATTTGCCCACACTGTAAAATATGTTCCAATTGTGAGGGATCATGTGAGCTTTGTGAACTGACTGCCAGAGTACATCCAGACTTCACAGAAATCACAAAAGGTGTGGCATTGTATCTACTGAACCAAGTTAAAAGACTTATTCAAATGAAAGAAGTCTTGGTTCATTTTCTATGCAATGAAGCAGATGATGGTCATTTCTGGATGCTAGAAGAACCAGTTAAGGGATGTGAAGCTTTATTCATACTAGATCCTAGAGGGTATTTAGTAATATCAGCTATACATGAAGCACTTCACGTTCTTTATCCAGCATTGGAGCATGAAGACCTAGCCTATCTTGCAATACAAGTTGCAGACCGTCTTTCTGAAGATCAGATATATAACTTTCTAGTTGATATACTAGAAAAGATGGAGAGGAAATAAATGGGAAGAACAACAACTAGGTTTGATGGTGAAACATATTTACCGGAGAAACCAGGATTCTTAAAAAATATTCCCACATGGGAATTGCAACATCTAAAAGATAATGTAGAACATGAGCTATTCGAATCTGTAATAGCAGAGTACACAGATATTGCAGGAATCAGTGCTGATTACTACATGCTTGATCCTGATGTTAATAGAACCATGGATAGGCTCTATGGTGAAACTACAAGAACTTCCTATTTACCTCCAAGACAAATAAAGCTTATTTACGAACCAACTGAAGAAATAACTATGACAAATACTTTCGGTATTGTGTCAGAAGAAATGATCCAGTATGCAGCAACACCTAAGATAACTTTTTCCAGAGATGTAAGTGCAGGATATCAGCCACTTCCTGGAGATGTCATGATTACTCATTGGAACAACAGAGCATATGAGATTGTTGATGTTGGTGAAGAAGAAAAGATCTTTCAATTGAAGAAAATGGTATGGTCTTTCATTCTTAAACCTTACAGATTCTCAGAGGATAGTGATATGTCAAGAACCATCCCAATGGGCAGAGAGACCGGACCTCTTGATACAGATCCTCTCAGTGCTTACGGTGATAATGAGTGGATTGAAGAACACTCAGATCAGATTCACAACTACCCAGATGTAGATGAATCAGTTTATGGGTATTAAAAAATTTAATAGGTGATATATGAAACGGATACATGGGAAATACCAACTGTTGGAAAGTGTGCCTTCACAGGACACGTTTATTCTTCTCCATATAACTCTTTAAATCTATCTTCTCTTTGCTTCTTTGCTATCTTTCT